TACTGGTATTTCTTCTAAAATTGGTTCTTTTGTTTCTATATTTATACCTATAATTCTATTTTTAGTATAGTCTATACTTCCGTACTCAACATCAATGCAATGTAATTCAGTTATTTCATCATGCTCTAAAACATCCCCCATTGCTTCTCCTGTTTGGAGTAATATTTTTCCTGTTTGGTCACATATAATTCTATTTGCTCTATTCATTTTATCACCTCATTTATTTAAATTTTATAGCATACCAGTTGCGAGTTAGGTAACCCTCTTGAGTATAAACAGGAAGATAAACACCATTTTCATTCATATAAGGTGCTCCTTTATCAATATGAATTACATTCCCAGTTGCATCATAAGTAGTCTCGCCAGGTTGCCCTCTAAAAGAATAAAATGTTACTACTGCAAAGTCTTTATCAAAAACACCTTGGCAAGCAAATGTAAAATTACAATAAAAATAAGGATAAGAAGTTTTATGATTTTCAAAAGTGATGAAGATGTTAGGTGTAAAATTTAATCCGGTTACTTTAACCCAACGATTATAAGCATAACTTTTACCACCACTATAAGTAACCTCAAAAAGAGAACCTCTACCCTCAGCTTCTAAAGCAGTAGTCGTTCCACTTGCAACTTTATACTTTGTATTTAATTGACTTATAGTATTATTAGCTTGTGTTAACTGTTTTATCAAATCTTGTAAACTAGCATCTTTGCTATCAAAACCTACCTTAATCTTCTCTGATAACTCCACAAGTGTGTTATTCAAACTTGCTTCTATATTCTTTAATGCTAAAGTATTTATAATGCTTGTTTTACCGCTTCTAAATGTATCTTTAATTTCTATCCATTTGTTTGTAACTTCATCTGTTGTAGAACCAGCAGGGAGAGGTGCAATTCCTTTGCTTATGCTTAGTACTTTTTCTGCTGTAGCATTATTACTGTCTGTAACAACTATTTTAAGTGTGTGTAGCGCATTATCTTCTAATGTATAGTTAATTGTTTTCTCTGTTGTTAAATCTGTTGTTATAGTTTCTTTTAATGTATCATCTATAAATACTTCTATCTTAGTTAGTAGCGTAGGGTCTGTGTGGTCAGCTTTAAATGTTACTTGTGTAGAGTTATAAGAGGATATATTTAAAAAAGGTAATGCTTGGAGTAATGTTATTTTAGCGTAGCCATCTGCTCTAGTAGTATTACCTCCAGTAGTCATAACTACATTTTCTAGCCAATATTCAGATGTTGGTATATATCCAGGTGGCTTATAACTATCTTTAGTTAGTGCGTAACCACTTCCTCCGCCTGCAACATTTCCCGCATTTGTGCCTCCGCCACCATACCAACCACCACCTCCTCCTACGCTATAATATCCAATACCACCTTTACCAAATGAACCATGATACTCGATAGTTTCTTGATTACTTCCACCTTGATATTGAGAACCGCCACCACTAAATCTGTTAGTGTTAGCACTAACTCCATCAGAACCTTTTTCACCACCACCATGACCAATAGAAGGATGCGGATAAGAAAAACCACTAATTGCTCCAGCTCCACCTGCAACAAGTATGCGAGAAAGTAATCCTTCAGAACTATCCCAAGTTGTACTAGAATAATAAAGTCTTATATCAGTAGCACCACCTCCATACCCAGCGTAAATATAATCTCCGATATTTGTTGAACCAGCACGACCACCACCATTAAAACCAGTTCTAGTAATATTTGAGTCTTTTGCAAGTTTTTCATAACCCGATTGACCAACGCAAACAATTAAATTAGTACGTTTTTTCAATATAATTTCACCTTTTGCATAACCACCCTTTGCACATTCATTAAAAGAACTTGCACCTTTGCCACCACCACATGCACCCCAACATTCTAGTTTATATCGCCCAGGTAGCAATGAAATACTTCGTACATAATTAGCATAATCGAAATTCCAAACCGTCTGCATTATAAATCACTCTCCTTTCTAAATAGGTAACATATCATTTTGTATGTTTATATTAATCTCGTTAAAATTTTCTATTTTTCTAACAACTTCATCTATTGCCCCTTGCACATTTGTAGCATTAAGGTTGCTTGTCGCATTATTATAACTTGTTTTCTCTGCTGTTGTTTCTATGCTATCTACGCTAGTTTTCACCTCATTGATTGCACTAACTATATTTGTTTTATCTGTTGTAGTAAGTAGTGTTGTATCACCTATTTTATTATTTAACTCTGTTTTAGCAGTTTCTATGTTGCTTGTTAATTCTGCCTTAGTTGTATCAATTTTAGTGTCTAGGTCCTGTATGTCTTTTAAAGTTGCTAGCGCAACAGTTGGGTCTATTTTTAAATTTATACTTGCTGTGTTAGACACAGCTAATATAATTTTAATTAATATTTCCTTCACTGTTCCTGAATCTGGAGCAGGTTTATAAGTTTCTGGATAGCTAGATATTGCGAGAAGTTGGTCTTTAGAGTCAAATACTCCAACCTCTCTGATTGTAAAGCTTCCAGTATCTCCAGTTATAGTCTTTTGTATAACTACCCAATTAGGATTTTTTTCGTCTGCTTGAACATGCTCTAATGTGCTTTCCCACACTACATTTTTGAGTTCTGTTTGAGTTTCTGTTGGAATATATGCACTTCCACCACCATCCCCAACTTTTATTTTTGCAAAATCCACTCTAGTTCCAAGTGCTGTAGCGTTTGCTATAGCCGCTTTGCCTATTTCTGTAAGTAATGTATAATATTGTGCTTGTGCCAATTATATCACCTCCTGTTTAGGGTATAATGTTACCCTTTCAGCACTTCTATTGTTTCCACTAGCTAGTATTATTTCTCCAAAACATTCTATATTTTTAGGTGTATAAGGGTAGATTGTAACCGTTTCTCCTGTACTGGTCATTGCTCCTGCATAAAGTCCATTTTGATTATATAGAATCATTTCAAATTTGTGCTCAAGATGTGCAGGTTTTATTTCTTCTATTTTCTTATCTAATTCTAAAATAGTGTTATAACTACAATTATTTGTTATAAAGCTAAGTGTAAAGCTAAATAGAGTACTAAATACTTTTACGTCTACATCCGTTTTGGTATATGCTTCTCCTATCACTTTTATAACCTCTATAGTAGTTGTACCCTTGCCACGCATTTTTGCTTTTATATTACTTCTTCTATCTTCTATACTTAAATCAAATCTATTTTTTATAGATAAAATATTTTCCCAATAATCAAGTCCCCATGTTGCAGTATCTACAAAAAATTGGTCGAAGATATCGTCATAAGTTTCTCTAAGTGTTTCTAGTTCTATGTCATAAGCTTCTTGTATTTTACTAGTAATATCATTGTTGTAAAAAGAAGGCAGTTTATCAATTAGTTTCATTAAACCACCTCACTAAATTCTAGTGTTGTCACACTTGGTACTTTGTCCTCTTCAAATACTATATTTTCAGCTTTGTTATTTAACAGTAAATTACTAAAGTCATGTAAACCTTCCACACTTGCAAGTATTGCACTTACTTTAGTGTAAATTATTTCTTTATTAATATTTATTAAATAACTATTAATACTTTCTAAGAAGCTTTCTTTTACAAAATCTAATGTATATCCTACTTCTAGTTTTATAGTTGCACTTATGCTTATATTAAGTGGCGAAGGTGTTGCTACTGTTAGTGTAGACCCTATTGGCATTTCTTCCTCGATATGCTCTTTGCATCTTTCAATTACTTCCGAGTCAACAGCTTGATTATTTTCTCCAAAGATTAAAACTTTTACCGTTCCCGGACCATCCCATCTTGGATAAACCTTAACATTATAGACTCCTTCTACTTCCAAAGCCCATTCTTCATAGTGAGCTTTATTTCCACTTGTAGCTTGATTTCTTTGGATTTTATAAAATCGTTCTTTTAGTTCTTCATCTGTCTCTATATCTGTACCACCTTCAAAACTTCTTGTGTTAGTAATCTTTGTTACTCCAGATATATTATCAACTAGTTTAAATTCACAATTTGTAGGTAAATTATATTTCTTACCAACTTCCAGAGCTTGAACTGGGCTATTGTCACCTTCTTCACTACCAATAGTTACATCTTTTATTACTACAAATAGTAAATCTCTATATGATATTACTGTGCCATTATTTATTACAGTACCTTTCTCTCCAATAAATTCAACTTCTCCATTTGACTCTGTACCTAACTTTCTATATACACCAAATTCATTGACTCTTTTGTCGAGAAACTGGTTATATGTGTCTTGTATAAAAGCCATTTTATGCATCTTTGAAAGTTCTAGATATATCTTCGAAAGTTCTAGATTATTTCCAGATACCATGTTGTTTAGAAAAGAACCTTCACCCTTATAAATATCAAGATTAATATTTTCAAGAGTTCTATTTTTTATTACTTCATATGTCTGGTCACTATACATTTATTTCCACCTCCCCATAGATAGTGGATACTTTTACATTTGCACTCAATACGTCTCTGTTAAAGTTAGCACTTTTTACGTTTACTTCTAATATATATGGATTTATTAGAAGGGCCTCTTTTATGAATCTACTAGCTTCACTTTCTGTAAGACCTTTTGTATATTTTTGTCCTATTAGTTCTGAAAGCTCTGTCCCATATTCTAAAGAGTATATCTCATGTTCATATCTATTTGTCTTTATACACTTGTATATCCAAACTTTTAAGGCTTCTTTTTTTTCAATTATTTTAAAGTCACCTTTTTCTAAAATAGGTTCATCTTTTTCAAAATCCCATGCCACTTCACGAAAGATTGGCAATTCTTCTGTTTTAGGTAAGATATAATCCTCTGGGACACCTATAAAAGGAAATATTGTACTCATTATAAGCTCACCAACTTACTTACAACAGCAAATTTTTCGCCTATTCTAAACATTATTACCATATCCCCAGATTCAAAGTTATCTATAAAAGGATTTTTTACTTCATGCTGGTGTTCTTGATTTATTTCTGTGTCAAATGTTTCTAGCTGTCTATCAATCATCCAACTATCTATCAAAATATCTTCTTTTTCTAATATGATGTTATTTGTCTCTATTTTTAAATCTGGTAATTTACTTTTAATTTTTCCAATAAAAAAAGAAGGTTGATTATGATACTTTCCTTCTTCTCTTATTATTCCTATAAATTCATTTATTGGATTAGCCATTATATCACCATCCTTTTATAATACTCTCCTAGCTGTATTAAAATCTCTTCTACTACTTAACTTACTTATTTTAACTACATCACCTTTTTGTGGAGCATGTAAAAATTCTCCATTACCTATATATAATCCAACATGGCTGACTGGATTATGAAAAAATACTAAATCTCCTGCTCGAAGATTTTTTTGTTCTACTTTCTTGCCTTTTTTAGATTGTTGATTTGACGTTCTTGGCAAACTAACATTAACTTTTTTAAAACAGTAGACCATTAAACCAGAACAGTCAAAACTACTTGGTCCATTTCCACCCCATTTATAAGGTTTACCTAGATGTTTTTTTGCTTCTGATATTACTATTTTAGCTTTATCAGATACATTACCAGAATAACCACCAATAATAATTTTTCCTTTTCTTCTTCCAAATTTACTAGCTTCTTCAACATTTCCAAATAAAATATCTATATGGTATGTTCCATTCTTTTCTATAGTTATTGCAGGTCCTACATCATTTACTTTATAGACTCCATCACGACCAGAAACTCCTGTAATTACCTGTATTTCATCTCCATAGTTTAATAAAGGATGTTTATTTAAAAACTCTTTTGTATAATAAGTTTGCTCATATTTACCAACCATAGGAGCAGCGCAAGTTTTTTTAGATGGGTCAAGTTTTTTCTTTCTACAATCTGTATCTCCACCTTCTTCTTTTCTAGGACAGTAAGCTGTAAATTCTGCTGTAAACTCTTTTCCTCCTGCATAATCTTCTCCCCCTAAATTACTTTCTTCCTTAGGTTCATCCTGTCCTGCTGACTTTTCATCCATAAGATTTTGAAAATTAAGTTCAAGCTCAATTTGATATTCTCCATTTTGCCAAGTATGTTTGTCTGTATCTATATAAAATAGTCCTACAAGCTTTGTATAAGAATCTTTAACTTTTACTCCTCTACCAGTTATACAACTTACATCTCCATAACCTTTAAGAGAACAGCTTTTTTCTATCCCATTAAACTCGCTATCAATATCTACATCTTGATTTTCTTGTTGCTGAATTACTTTTTGCATTATTACATTTACTTCCTTAAAAATTTCATTATCTATTTTTTCGCTAATCTTACTTCCATACTGGTCTACCACTATTACTTTATTTTTTACATTTTCCATGCTCTCCGAAAAGGTGGTATTTATAATATTAAATCCCTCTTCAAACATAACACTTAATGTAACAGTTCCTTTTTCAATAACATTAAACTTATCTAAATTGGCCTCTATCATATACTTTTTCTTTGTCTTTTTACTTGCCTCTGTATATGCACTCATTATTGTGTCATAACCATTTACTCCTATAAACATCTTTGTATACTTGACATTGGTCTTTGCTATTGTTCCAACTGAAAGCCTATTTTCAGCAAATACTTGCTTTGCTATGTCTTCAACTAACTTATCTTTAAAATTGTATGACACTTCACTTTGTGTAAGTAAAAATCCCATATCTTTAGATACAAAACTAATTTCATTACTGCTTGAATCTTTAGACCTATTAATTATCATTCCTCTAAAGAGTTCTTTCTCATCTACATAGAAACAGACTGTACTAGCTATTGGTATATCGATTTGTTGGAAATTTACATCAAATGATGATTGTATTATTGAAAACTCTAGTGTCCTTGATGGAGATTTATAATCACCTGACCATGATACCTTGTCTACTATGTCAGTTATGTCATATATACTTCCGTTTTTTATGTGTACCCAAATCTTAATAATAAAAAATCACCTGCCTTTTCACTTAATTCTATCAGCAGTTATTTACAACTTATTATCTATAATAGTTATTGTTTTGGAGTTACTTTTGGTATTTTTATTCTTTTATACTCTTTTAAGTCTAATGTAAAATACACATCTCGAGTCCCATCTCTTTCTTCATAACTAAACCCTTCAATTATGACTTCCATATTTATATTTGTTTCCGTAATTGTAAATCTTAATATAAAACCTTCCTTCATCCATTTTTCTATCTTATTTACACAATCATATGGTGATGGAAAACCTGTATAGTCACAGAAAGTGTAGTCTTTATTTGGAAAAAAACTTGATATTGAAATGCTTTTAAGAGCTACACCACCAAAAGTTGCTACTTCACCTATTTTGAGTATACTAGAAGAGTTTACAGCAGCTTTTCCATTAATACTAAAGGAAGATGGAAATACTGGAAATCTAAATCTATCTTCTGCTTGTCTAAGCCACATTTCCATTATAAGACACCCCCTAACTGTGCCAATTGGATACTTGCAACTAATTTTGATGTTATCTTTTCTATATCAGCTTCTTCTCTAATCACTATTGTATCAGCTAACTTAGCTATGTTTATATTTCCACCATTTTTTCTGCTTCTATATTGATTTGCTTCTTGTTTAGTTAAAACCATTTCACCTTCATGGAGTCTGGTTTGATAGTCATTATAAGGAACATAGTTCAATCCAAATGCATTATTACCTTTCTTACTTGAATAAGCTTTACCAGAATCACCAGCCTTTGTTCCAGCATATGGATTATCTTTGTAATTTTTTTTACTCTTTTCCACTAGATTTAAAACTGTTCCTGTGATGCTTCCATTTTTTATCTTATTAATCATAGTTTGCCACCATTTGCATATATCTTTAACTATTTTACATACTTTATCTAATATGTTAAAAAAAGCTCCCAATATTGGCTCTATAATTTTCCATCCAGTTTCCAACAGAGGTCCTAAGGTCTCCCATACAGTTTTCCAAATAACACCCAGTGTCTCTATAAAATTGTTTATTTGAGGTGCATATTCACCTAAAAAAGTAAAAATTCTTGTGATAATAGGACTAACAGCTTCAACTACAGGTCCGATTAGTTGGAATGCTGTAGTTACTATTGTACCAAATATACTTATTAATCCTTGTGCAATTGGTGATTTATTGTTTATACTATCTAGTAAATTATTTACTAAGTTTACTACTGGAAGTAATGAATCTATTAATGCTGTAAAATCGATATTTTGTAATAGTGTACTTCCTGCGTTAACAATTGCTTTTGGTGCATTCCCTATCATTGTTGCTGCATGATTTTCAAAACGTTCTTGCTTATTTTCAACCATCATTTTACGCTTTTCAGCCTCATTAGAAATTCGATATTGAGTAGAATCAGAAAACTCTTTTCCATTTTTTACACTTCTAGATTGCATCTGGTCATATTTGTTGCCAATAATTATCTTACCATTCATTACATTGCCTATTTTACCAGCCATTTTTTCAGATAAGCCAGCTAAATTGCCTAATCCACTTTCTATAAAAGTTTTTATTTTCTTTAGTCCTTGACCTAAAATATCATCAAAAGGTTTAACAATACTCTTCAAGCCATTGTTAATGCTTGTTTGAGCTCCTGATATTATACCTGGTATTGTATTACTCATTTCTTTAGCTAACCCCATCTGCTTTACACTTATGCCTTCCAATGCTTCATCAAAAGTTTTATAATTTTCTCCTACCAGAGTATTAAGAGATTCCATGTTTCCTTTTGCTGCACTTAAGAAAGCTGCTGATACATCTTGTTCACTACTTGTATTCATATTTAAAGCTCTAACATCTACCATAGCTTGAGTTATATCTTTTTCTTTTTTGCCACCAGTAATATTACTAATCATTTTAGCTTTAGTTCCCATTGCAACAACATCTTCAGGGTCAAAAGGCGTATCATTTGCCATTCTTACTAAACTGCCATAATAATCATCAACATCTATTTGATTAACTTTTCCAGTATTTCTTTTCATTACACTTTCTAGAACAACTTTTTGATTTTGTTCCTGACCAAGTAAATCAACACCCTTTTTCACAGCGACACCTATAGTAGCACCATTTGTCAAATCAGATATCTTCCCTTTTATCGAACCAAGTATTCCACTTGCCATATCCTTTACAGCTATTGCACCACTCCATACCTTACCTGCAAATAATCTCAATTTGGGAAATACTTTACTTATAATGCCACTTGCCATATCTTTTATAGCTATTACACCACTCCAAAAAGTATTTTTAAACAACATTAACTTAGGCAAAATTCTACCCATAGCACTACTCACCATATCTTTAAGATTAATACTTCCTTGATAAGGACGTTTCTCTACTCGTTTTAATTTTCCCAAGACACTACTTATAACTCTCTTAGTCATATCTTTTGCTTTTATTACGATATTCCAAATCTTGCCACCAATCTTTTTTAAATTTCCCAGTAATTTATTTTTAGTTTTTTCTACTTCATCACTTTTAGCTTTAAATATTAATATAATCATAATATTTGAATTAAACTCATTTTTCTTTTGAATCAACTTATTAAAATAATCAATAATCATAGCTATAGTTATTGCTAGTCTCATAATACTTCCATTTAAACTTCCAATCACTCCTGAAACAGCATTTATGCTAGAACTTAATTTTGTCATAGTTGAACTTACACTACTAGCAGTAGTTTGAACTTTTCTTAACGAGGAATTTAAACTGTTTACTCTACTACTTGCACTTCCAATAGAATTTTTTATGCTACTAGCCATTACATTAGTGGAAAGTGAAACAGCCACAGTTGCTCTCCTAAAATTATCAGTTACTGATATAATTTGATTCATTTTTGGTGTGTAATTATCTGTAAGGTACATATTTATACCTTCTTCTCTCACATTTCCCATTACATACCACCTCCTGTCAAAGGACACACTCCATATCCATGTTTCATTTTTTCAACTTCTTCCTCAATTTCTAAGGCGAAAAAAGCTTCAATAAGCTTTAATTCGCCTTTATCCATTGCATAAAAAAGGGACGGTCTTATACCTTTTTTCTTCCAATAATAGTACATTATTGTAGTCCTGGTATCCGTCCCTATTAGTTTTTTACCTCTTCTATCACTGCATTTTTACCATAACCCATAACATCTTGAAGTATTCTATATAGGTTGGTAATTTCACCTGGTAATAATAATTTTCTTGCTAATTCTTTTGGTGTTGGAGCCTTAAATTTATCCATTAGCTCCTTATTTTTAAATAAAAGCTTTCCATCCAAATCACAAACACCTTCTATAATTGTAAGCATCTGCATCTCCGGTAAGTCTATATCCGTTTTCATATTTTCATCAATTTTAAGACAAGTATTTTGTATCTCTTCATCTTTACTTATTGTTAAAGCTCTACACATTACTTTAAATTCCTGCCCAAATATAGTTGATAATCTCTTAAGTTCAACTATAGTACTTGGTCTTTCTAAGTTTTCTGTATCTGCATTTAAAAGTAAATCTACTATGTTTATATTTTTTGATAATCCATTTTCACTCATTATTATTTGCTCCTTTATCAATCAAATTCAATCAACTAACTTTTTTACTTATTAACTATCTGAATTTATTAAGTATATATTTACTAAATATCAGTATAAAACCAAATATAAAACTAAATATAAAACTAAATTATATCAAGAAAATCATACTCAGTAAATGTGAAAGGTGCTTCTATCTCTCCTTTTACGCCAACCTCCCAATCAGCTAAAGTTAAATCATCAAATGCTATATTCTTTACTGCTATTCTTTCTGCTCCATAAGAATCTGGGTCATTTAATTTAGATATAGCAACAAATCTAGGTTCAGAACCTCTCTTTATCTTTTCTCCAATTAACTTGTGCATTCTTGAACTAACATGGTATAGAGTTATTGAACCTTTTCCTTTATATCCCATATACTTTGTATCAGTACCCATTTGACCTGCTATTATAATATCTTCTTTTGTAAATTCCATCTTTGCTTGAAACTTCTTTACTTCTGCTACTTTGTTTCCATCAAGCCAAAGTTCTCCCCAAGTACCACTCATTACATTTCTAGCTTCCATATTTGCCATATTAATAATCCTCCTATATTTCTATTGATAAATCTATATCTTCCATAGCATCAAGTACTTTTATTTTTGCTTTTAAAAATACTTTAGAACCTGTGTTAGCTTCTTTTATTTCTTGTAATGTCATATAAGATAAATCTACTCCTTTTGATTTTAAATACGATTTTTGTGCTTCAAAATCTATTTCAACAGTAGAATCAGATTCTATAAGTGCTGATTTTTCTAATTCTTCTAAATAACTTTTTATAGCTACTATCAATAAACATTTGTTGTCATAACTGTTAGTAACCTTTCCTATATAGTCATCTATTATCACCTTTCTTATGTCACTATGTATAATATCTAAAGTGTCAACTATTTTTATTTTCTGGAACATTTCTCCTTTTTCTGCTGTTAATTCAGTTAAAGAATTTACTCCTCTAGCAATTCTTATAGCTCCTGCTTCTTTAATAAGTATAAGCTCTCCTTTATTAACCCTTGATTCTGCATCAACTTTCGTCATCTTAGGTATATCGACTACATCACTAAGTTTAGTATAAGTTACTGATTGACTTAAAGGTGTACCTGCTATAAGTCCAGCCACCCTACTTGTAAACTCATCAACACTGTATTTCTTTTCTCCAACTAACACATCTTCTGTAGTAAAATTAATTATCCCTTCATGATTTCCTACAACTTTTCCTAATACAGCTTTAACCTTAACCTTATCTATATCTCTAAGTTTAATTATCCAATTTTTTATAGCAGTCTTATCAGCTTCTACTGCTTTTGGCATACATAGATAATTAAATTCCTTAGTCTCTAAAAAATCTAATGCAGTTTGAATATCTGCTTCTCCTTCTACTACATAAACTAATAATTTATTTGGAGTGTTAACATTTCCCATCAAAGCTAAATTTATATATTCTTTATTTTCAGCAGATAAATCAACTGGTATATCCTCTTTTTCATTTATTTCATTAAGACCTAGTGCCTTAGCATCTTTAAGCACCATTGCAATTATTCCTCTAGCTGAACGTTCTTTAACAGTTGTAGCTAGCTCCTTAAATGATATGTTGATACTTGGTAATCCTATAGCCATACTATCACTCTCCTAAATTTAAATTGATTTCTTCCATATTTTCATATACTACATCTTCTTCATATACACTATCCAGATAGTTTAGTGTAAGTGTAAAGTTCAATACATAAATTGACTCTTCTTTTTTAATACTTTGTTCTAGCTTTGTTATATTTAATTTTCTGTCTGTTACCTTTATATTTCTGTTAAATAGCTTATTTAATTCATCTGAAACTTCATACATTCTAATACTCTTTGACTGTGGTTTTGGTAAGTATTTTATAGAGATAACAATATCTTTATTATTCGTATTTAACATTACAGGTGTACAAATAACTGATAGTATACTTACAAAAAAACAAGACCCTTCAGAGCCTTGCACACTTTCATCATCAATAAAAATACTTTCAGTAAAGTTTTTTTTGAGAATCTCAATAATTGTTTCTAATATTTCCTTGTATTTAAGCAAATAATCACCACACTATCACTAAATGTTCTTGCTTAATCTGATAATCTTACTATAAATGATATAAGTCATTTTTAAATATATATCTCATTTATTCCTGTCAAGTATCTTCTATATTTTTAGGTAATATTATTCTTTTCAATCTATCACCTCCTTCAATATGGATTTCTTTCACAATAACATTATCTCACATATTTTATTGCCTATTGTTGCAATGGTGTATATAAAGTGTTGTAAAATTGTCCTATTTTTTATAATATCTCACTCAATTTAAATATCATCTTTTTCTTTAAATTGTAGCAAGATGTTCTATCTAAGTGTAGTTTCATAGAAATATATGTCATATTGTTTTTTGTCTTACTATTATAAAAAAGATTAAAAAATTCCATTTCTATATCATTTAGACACGTTAGAGCATTTTCTATCTTCTCTTTTTCTATTTCTATATCTTCTTTTTCCATTTTTAATTTTCTTAATCTTTCCTCTCTTTTTAACACCTCATTTTCCACAGAAGAGCTTATGTTATATGTGTTACTAGTCTTTTCTGTATATACCATTGCTCCACATCCAGAGTATTCATTCTCACATCTTTTTATGTCCAAGTTAATATTCTTTATCTTTATATCCAAATACTTATAATTATGTAATCTTTTATCTGTTTCTTTAAATAATATATCTTTTTTGTTTTCCATAGTACTTCCCCTTTTTTATATACTTATTATTAGCTTCAAATTTACAATAATCTCTTTAGTGCACAGTTTTTTACTAATCTCACAACCTTCAAGAACATATTGTTCTATAATTGTATAAAAAAAACTTCTTCTATATTTTGTTCTAAAATACTAGAAATCTTCTTAGCCATAAGAAGTCCAGGATTTTTTATGCCTCTTTCTATTTGAGATATATAATCATTTGTAATTCCAGCCTTTCTGGCAAGTTGAATTTGTGTCATACCTTTGCATTTTCTATAATATTTCAAGTTATTTTTAAACATTGTTTTATACCTCCATTACTATTAAGAATATTTCGTTCTTCCTCACTTAGATTATATAGAATTATTTGTTCTTTATCAATAGATTTTAGAAAAAAATATTCTTTTATATTTTATTAGTTTTATTTTTTAGAACAATTTGTTATAATCTATACATAAGGTGGTGTTATAATGTTTGCCAAAAGATTAAGAGAACTTAGAAAGGAATTTGGATTGACTCAAAGAGAACTTGGAGAAAAAGTAGGCGTTTCCCAAAGAGTCTTAGGGTACTATGAAACAGAAAACAGATTTCCTGATGAACACATTTTAAATAAATTGGCTGATGTATTTAATGTATCAGTTGATTACCTTCTTGGAAGAACCTTAGTTAAGGAAAATATTGATACAGTAGCTGCACATAGAAAAAATCCACATGAAGAGTTACCTGAAGAAGCACAAGAACAACTTAATGATTATATAGAATTTTTACTAAATAAATATAAAAAAAAATAAACCATATGATGAGCAGTCTATTTTTCTGCTCTTTTAATATAATTTAAGGGCAAACATACATTCTATTTTAGGGGGATTTTTATGAATAATTTGGATAAGCTTTTTGAATTAGCTTCTCAAGAAGAGATAATAATTCATTATACCACTTATATTGCAGGTGATTTAGAAGGACTATATATAAACAAACATGGTATTAAAATTATATCATTACTCAGTAATTTAAAACAAAACTCAAAAAAATTGACATCCATCTTAGCTGAAGAACTTGGACATCATTTCACTAGCCTTGGATACTATGTATCCTCTTATAACGATTATTATACAAAAATTATTATAGATAAGTGCGAAAATAAAGCCTTAAAATGGGCTTGTGAGTTCTTAATTACTGAAGAAGATATAATAAACATAATTAACTCTGGCATCACTTGCGTTTATGAAATGGCAGACATACTTAATGTGGATATTACTTTCTTTCAAAAAAGATTAGAATTTTTATCATTAAAAAAACAGTCTTTACAACTTGGAAATAATAAATATTTAATATTAACTAATTTGCCGTATTTCTACATATTTGATCCAATTTCATAA